TATGGATCGCTATGCTTCTATGCAACTTGCTTACCAAAAAGAAGAGAGAAGGAAGCAAGAACTAGCAGCAAAAAAAGAAAAAGCTTTAGAGGCAAAATACTTTGCTAAGTTTCAAGCCCAGCAAAAACAGCAGAAGCAACAAGCAAAACAAGTGAAGACTCGCGCACCAGCTACGCCAGCACCACTTGGAAATCAAACTGATTTCGGTCCATTCTCAAAATATTTTTAACTTTTTATATATGGTTTTATATATAAATGAGTGCAGCAGATGTATATTCTGATCAAGTTGCGAATATTCAGGAAAAGATAAAACAACTACAGGCAGATCGTATAGAAAGTTATGACGATTTGGCTAATAGCATTACAAGTAAATATAACTCAAACATGCAAGATTATACAGAGAAATGGAGAACAGTGGCAGAAGCGCCAGTAGAGACACTCGCTGGTCTTGCTGGTGGAAAAGGTATTTACAAAGGTGCAAAGAAAGTTTATGATATAATTCAAAAACGTAGGGCGGCTAGGGCTAGGGCTCAGCAAAAAGAAGATGTAGGTGAAGATGATGAAGAAGATGTAGAGCGCGAAGGCTTAGATGAGGGTGATCTAGATCCCGATCCAGAAGAAGTGGAAGGTGAATTACCACAAGGCAGAAAGATGTTTATGGACGAAGGCGATGTTGATGAAAATCAAACTTTTTATAATGGAGATGACCAAGTATACTTCAGGGGACCCGAAGCAACACGTGACGAATACTATAATGAAGACGGAACTTTGAAAGATCCTACAAATGTCCCAGAAGGGCATGTAAGTAATGATCAGCAAAATGATGAAGATGATCAAGAAGATGTGGAACCTTCTGGTGAAGATCTAAGTAATCCATTACGGGAAGATCAGCCAGCTGGATTAGAAGACGATGATTTAGATGCAGATGCAGGGCAGGTTGAAGGTGATCTTCCACAAAGACTGCCAGATCTTGATGATGTTGACCCAACAGAAAGATTAAATGTTGATGATACTCAAATCGCTGATGCCCCAGAAGTAGAAGGTGATTTGCCTGGATCAGCCGAAGCAATTGGACCTGATTTCCCACCGCCTAGACCCCCTGATGAGGCACCTGATTTTCCGCCACCAGAACCACCTACTGGGTTGCAGGGCGAAGATGAAGGAGGATTTGATGCAGGTGCAGATGATACGGGTCAAGGCATTTTAGATGATTTAAGGGCAAACCTAGAAGCCAATCCTGTAAGAAGTTCAACTACATTGCCACAAGATGATGTTGCTGATAGAAATACTAATATATTTGATCCTGATGATGAGTTTGGAGACGATCCTTCATTTGGTTTGCCAAATACCGATGTTTCTACAAATGCTTATTCTAGAAGTATTGGTCAACAAGGTGATGTGCGAGATGTTACACGTGAGGATTTTCCACAGGACAGACCACCCGAAATACCGACCGAGGGTGGAGCCGAGGTGGATTTTGCTGATGAAAGTGATACATTAGGTCAAGGGGATCTATTCTTCCAACCTACAAGTGGAAGACCAGTTTATAGTGAAATAGGTCGTGGAGGTCGCCTTGTTCAAGATGAACCAGGGGCAGAAGGGCTTGCACGAGATCCAACAACTGGTCTAACTCAACCAGAAGCTGAATCGTTATTTAGACCACCCAGTCCAGAACCACCTCAACAAGCCGAAAGTGAACCTGCAAGACCAGAATTAGAAGATTTAGAAAGTGGTCAAGCCGCTGGTCCTGATGAATTGCCAGCTAATAATCCCTATAGTAATGTAAGGACTGGTGGAACAGAACCAAGTAGTAATAACATGCCTAGTAATGATTCTTCACCAGGTGGTGAGGGCGGCGGGGGCGACGGATTAGTCGGGGGCGAGCAAGACCTTGTAGAGCAAGGAATTAAGGAAGGTGCTGAGGGCGGTGAGTCCTTATTGAGCCGTGCTGGAACAAGTATTTTCAATAACTTAGCACAACGTGGGCAGTCAATTCGCCAAGGTTTCAATTCAGTCAAAAACTTTTTCTCACGAAGTGGTGCTGGGTCGGAAGCAGGAGAGGCAGCAGGGGAAGCTGCTGGTGATGCTGCGGCAGGCGGTGTTGAAGCGGGACTCGGAACGGCAGACGCAGTTTTGGGTGCGGTTCCAGTTGTAGGTGAAATTGCATTAGCAGTTTCTGGAATTGTCGCCATAGGCGAAGGGATCTACCATTTATTTCATCACCCGAAACCGCCTACAGCACCAAGTGCTGCACCGCTCGCTGCCCCAAGCACTATGACTGCAAAATACTCTTTGGCGTTACCTAGTGCCGATAATTCAGTTGATAAAGCTGGTTCTGTTGGAACCTTTTAAGTATAGACTATATCAAATAGTTAAATAAATATTAAAAAAAATCTCATTAATATTTATAATGTTTAAGGCTAATACCCAGAATTTGTATGTTCCAAGCAAATCTCAATCAGTCAAGCCAGATGTCGTATCCGATGTCTTGCCATTAGACCAGATTAGATTGCTTATTCCAAGTTTTGTTCAGTTCGTTGACCCAACAAGCACTTATCTTAAATTTGATTTAGTAATGGAGAATGCCCGTGGTATCGTTGTCCCTGATCCAAAGGGTGGTATTCATTCTCTCTTTAGAAATGTTATCCTTAGAGATGGTGCCAACCAAGCAACTTTAGAGTCATTAGAAGAATATTCAAGCCAGGCTTGCATGACTAGACCTTTTACTAAACAAGATTCTATTGATCATAAGAGAGAACTATTTGAGGGTGTCCAGCATCTTGCAAATCGTGATGGCGGTTCTCTCTATTATGCACCACCTCAGAGTTTGAATGGTGCAACTAACCGAGATAATGCTAATACCAATCCACGTCGGGCTAATACTATCCAAATTTACTCACAGCTTAACGCAGGTCTTTTCAAAGGTGGAGTGTTACCTGTTGCTTTGATGCAAGGTCTTCGCCTTCAAATTGATACCGAAGATCCACTTAGAGCATTGGTTGACCTTGGTAGAAGCAGAGGATCAGAGGAAGCAGGATTCGCACAGATGGCTAGCCCAGATGTTGGCACAAACAATGGTGACATTGCCGCAGGCGGCATAGGAACACGTGATGGTGCTGATGCTGCTAATAACCTTGGTGGTCTCACTTTAGATGTCGTAACTTCAGATGCGGGCGAAGGTAATAACTTTGCTATTGGTGATCGCGTCTATGCAAATCACGATAATGCTGCTGGTGGTAACAATCCTGCAAATTACACTAACGAAATTTTGCTTGGTGTTGTAGGCGGATTTTTCGTATCAGGTGGCAACCGACTTGGATTACAAATCATTCTTCAATCAGCTAATAATGCTGCCGTTCCAGCAAATGCTAATTATACTCGTGCCAATAACACCCGTATCTACTACAAAATGGCAGATCGTCAAGTAGCTATGAATACCTTTTCAGCTGGAAACTTAACCAATAATGCTGATTTGGTAATCCCAGCACCAAGTTACAGAATTTCTAACCTTGAAATGCTCTGCCAATCAGTAACTCCACCACCTGCCTATGTAGAAGGAATGCTTAAAAAGGCTATGTCAAGTCAAGGTGTTTCTATTGATTACTTAACAAGTGAATTGCATCGTTTCAATCAGGTAAACACACAAGGTGTTTCTCAAGTTCAAATACCAACATTAGCAAGACGCGCAAAAGCTGTTTTTGTCCAACCTGTTCCAGTTCAAAACGATAGAAGTCTTCAAACTTCTGCTTTTGCTGGTCAGGCAAATAATGCTGCCAATTATCAGTTTGTAAAGGGAAGTGAGTTGATTCCAAGTCGTCGTGCTGATTTAGCTAGATATTCACAAGCTGTTGCAGGAACCACTGCTCGCCGTAGTGAACCCTTACACGTAAGTGAGTTACAAAAAGCATTGACCAACATTGGATCACAGGTATATTCATTACAAAATATTCATGATAATTTCGTGATTGCCCGCTCATTTAACAAATATGGTCAAATTACTGATTTAAGCGATGAAACTCTCTCTTTGCGAGTGGATTATCAGCCAGCTGGTGTTCAAAATACTTTCAACTGCTATGTCTACAAATTAAATAGAGTCACTATTCAGCAAGGACAAGTCGTGGTTATGTAAAATGATTTAGAATATTGTATAATTTTTTTCTAATTAAATTATATAATAATGGCTCAAATGAATATTGCACAAGTAGAGAAATTTGAAATTCTACCAAGTAACCAACCTGCTAATAACATTTACTCTTTTAGAAATGGAAACCCTGTAATTACTTTCAACATTGGATCCCAAAGTAAGCTTTTGAAAGCAAGCACATTAAGGATTAACGGAGAATTAGAAGTGCTTACAAATGCGGGGGCGATAGCAAACAATAATAACCTTAAGGGTGCTGGTGCTGTTGGAATCGTCACTAACCATCGTGTTGGCGCAAGTTCAATCATTCAAAATGTAAACATTTCAAGTAACGACACAGGACAAACCTTGGAATCAGTAAGACAATATGGTCGCCTAGTTGCATCAATTTTGCCTTCAACTCACTCATTAGATGATTTTGTGAGTAACTATTCAACCACTGAATTAAATGCTGGATTGGTTGGTCTTTCTTCAAACCTTAACAATAACAGAGTTTCATTTTCAATTAGATTAATGGCTGGTATGCTTAATGGGGGTCAAGCTATTCCCATGGGTGTAAACGGGGTTCGTGGATTACAAATAAGTATTGAACTCGCTTCAGATCAGCAGGTGCTTTCTGGCGCGCAGGCGGCACTAGCTGGCGGTGCCTTCTACCAAGTAAGAAATCTCTCTCTAACTGGAGATATGCTTGTCCCTGATGCCAATGGATTACAGCAACTCGCTGTGCCAGGAAATGGATCATTTAGTTACAATTCATATAACAACCTTTACTCTGTAATTGATTCAAGCGATTCTACTCAGACATACAATCTCGCTAATAGCAATGTCCTAAATGTTTTCCACAATTTCTTACCAGTTTCTCATGCTAATTCTTATGGACAGGATTCATTTAGCACAAACTTGCCTCAGCTTACGAATGCAGCGGGAACAGTTTACAATGGTGGAAATATTCAGTTAAATAAGGTAGCCTTTAGTCGTGGAGGTATGAAACTAGCATTGGACTATGATTTAAATGTTCAGACACAAAGTCAGCAAGGAAGACCGCTAACTGCTGTGAATATTAATGCTTTAGACGCAATCATGCCATACAGCAGCATTTCTCATCTTAGTAACCAACCATCAAATGAAGGATTTGGTGGAAGCGATGAAGTGGTTTATGAAAGCAATGGAACACAGCAGACCTTTACTCAGGCTAATCCAGCTGCTAGTGGAAGAAATTTTGCAATTGGTGTTGCACTTGATAACATTTCAGGTGTTGGTATTGATTTCCGAGGTCAGTCTTATGCAACCCGTATCCAATCAAATCTTGATGGTAAATCACCAAATGCAGTTTACACTTATGTCCTCAGTAAAAATACTTTAGTATATTCACCACAAGGAATTCAAGTCCAATCGTAAATTATGATTTAGAATATTATATAATTTTTTCTTTTCAAATTATATAATGGCTCAAAATCAAGCACAAGCATTACCAGCAATTTTGAATGTTTCAACAATACCGAGTATTGAAAATATGAATATTAAGACTGAGGTTTTAGACCCAATCACAATTACTCAAAATCAAGCAGTTTTCCAGATTCCAAAAACTGGTATTCTTGATGGTGGTTCTATGATTCAACTTGGTGTTACTGCACACCCTGATAATTTTTTTCCAATACAAACAGGTATTCATGGATTGATTGAATCAGTATTTCTTAAGGTTGGTGGTCGTGTAATTGCATCAAATACGGATTATGGATATTACACCACTATGACTCGTAAGTTTGACACACCTGAACACAGAGCATACGTAGATATGATTAAGTCAGGTGCATGTGGAGATCGTTTTACTGAAGACGATACCACACGTGTTGCGCCTAGAGATTTGGTCACAACTTTAAACGGAGGCGGTGCGGGAACAACCATGGTTGTGCCAACTTTCATTCGCCCTACACAGAGTGATGCTACTACCCCATTATTTAGTGTTCCTCTTTCAACCTTGCTTCCTATGATGAGAAGCCGACAGCTTCCACTTTTGGCAGTTAAGGAACATTTTTATTTAGAAGTCAACTTCCGTCAGCAAGCAGATGGTCAACGAGGTATTATCACTTGTAGAGATCAGGGTTCAGGTGCTAGCACACTCGTAACTGTTTCCACACCAAATATTAAATTTATTAGTGATCATCTCTACTACACCAACGACCGAATGGACGCTTTGCTTCAGCAAACAATGAGTCAGCAAGGTCTCTCTATGTTGTATGAAGATTTGATCACAACCAATGCCAATGTGCCAGCTGGTCAAGCAGGCGCCAGTCAGGTGGTTGAACGCCAGATTGCTGTTTCAGGTAAGAATGTTAGAAATATTATGGTTCAGGACAAAGATGCAGGGGCAACTCATAACTTCTTGGGTGATTACATCTCTACTGAATTGCATCAGCCAACTTCATACAATTTCCGTATTAATGATCAGATGGTCTATGACAGAGATGTGACTCAGCCCTCACGTAAATACAATGAATTGAGTGGTGTTATGGGTAAGCCACTAATGGTTCCTTCACAGCTTTATTCTTTTGATGCTGATATTGATAAGGCAACTAATGCTTTAAATCAGAATTCGGTTACAATCGGTCTAATAAATGGTCACCAGCTTCCAAACGCAACTAACGCAGATGTAGGTAATGATATTCGGGGCACTTCACATTATGTAGGATACGATGCTACTACAACTGGATTCAATGTTCTTGGAAATGGTGCAAGTGTTGGTGTTAAGCCAATTGTATTAAGAAAAACTTATCAGCGTGTTGCTAATGCAGCGGGACCACCACAGGTTCGTGGACAGAACAATGCGCGTGAGCTTCGTATTTTCACAGGGGTTGAGAAGGTTATGGTTATTAAAAACGGCGAGGTTGTTTTGTCAGCATAATTTTTTCTAATTAAATATAAATGGGATTAACATTCAAACAAAAATTTAATAAAAAATACAAACAGCCAAAAGACAAATCAAATACATTAGCTGAAATAGCAAAATTAACTGGTATAAAAAAATCAGCTTTACAAAAAATATATAACAAAGGAATTGGTGCCTACAAAACTAATCCACAATCAGTAAGACCGCAGGTAAAATCAAAGGAACAATGGGCAATGGCAAGGGTGTATGCTAGTGTTAGTCCAGGTTCAAAGTCTAGCAAAGTAGATGCAAAGGAATTGAGGGAAGGACGAAAAAAATAAATAATAATAATATATACCAATGGCTGAAAAGTATATATTATTGGAATGTAATAGATTACAAGCTAATTTAAATTATCAAAATATTGATGATAATCAAGATCCGTTTCGGAATAACTGGACTAATAACGTAAATAGCTATGGAATTGTAGTCAATCCAGGTGATCAAATACAATTAGAAGCAGCGGCTATAAATACGCAGGGGGCAGCCGATAGCACTATGGAATTTTTAGGTGAGGAAAATGCAAATGGGTATTTAGACAATGTTGTATCACTAAACCTTGGATATTATATTTGTGATACGGGATTTAATACAATTCCATTGCCTCTAAGAAATACAAGAACCTATGTGAGTAGAGAGACACAAAATGGTGCATTTAAAAATAGACCGACTGGGACCGAACCAGTAGACCAGCTTATAGACGATGAAAATCTTTTAAAAAATAGGCTTTTGGGTGAGACTTATCTGTGTGATTACACAGATACTTCGGCAATACATAATAATGATAGAACACCTTATACGAATTTGGTTGACATGCCAAATACTGCAATGGTAAATAATTATTCTCTCTCAAAGAGGTCTGGTCAAATAGGAAACGGATTTAGAATTGGGGGTTTATATTCAGTTGCAAATGAAAATCCAGGTGATGGTCAAGCAACAGGCTCAGGAATGATAATCAAAGTATTAGATGTTGCAAGTGAAGGTTCAAATAGTGGTATTCCATCAAAAATTCAAATGATAGACCCAGGTAATGGTAGTTATCAAGATGGTGCGAGTGTGTCAATAAAAACTGCTATAGATTTACCTGGCGATGGAGATGCGAAAACAAAACAATTTATCAACCTTACAACTTATCTAAATAGAAATTTTTGTAGTAAAAATAATTCAACAGGAAATACTGGAAAAAGATACTATTTTGCAGAAAAAGGTTATACAGGTCCAAGTGCGGTATTATATACTGGTATTCCAAATACACCAGCAAATCGCCTAACGACACAAAGAATTAATCCAAGATTTAAAGTAAGATCAACAGATGTATTTTTGGAATTACCACCAGGATTAAATACACCAGATAATGTGGCTCAAATACTTACTGATCAACTTTCGCGTCCAAGGAAGCTTCATGTAGCTGATACATTACCATACATAGATTATGCAAGCTATCAAGTAAAAAGCAAAGGTGCAAATGATGTTCCAAGAAAAACAAGACCGCCTATTATTGAAACACCACTTTATACCCCTATGAGTGTAAATCAAAATGGAGTAAGTGACGTAGGAGATAAATTTAACTGCTATGATGGTGCAAGATTAATGTATTACAATTCTATTGCTTATCTAGAACCAAAAAGATTAGCATTGAATGCTTTTAATACACTAAATTATGGACTAAATAATGATTTAGATACTAATGCTTTTAATTCAGGTTATAGAAATGCTAATCCTGCGCAGGACACAAATAAGGGTGACTATGGAAATCAAACAATAGGTAATTTGGGTTTGACACCTTGTATAATACATGATTTACCATCAAATGCAAATGCTCCAAGACTAAAAGAAGCACCAATTAATACATTTGTATTAACTAACATCTACTTTACTGAACAAAATATTAGAAATCTATCAACAGCGTTCAGGACAGCAGAGAGATATATGGGAACATTAACTGAAAAGATAGATCCAAATAGTGAAGACTATAAGGCAAATCTTGTTACTTACTTAGATATAAATAGATATGTTGATCAGTTATCGGCAGGTGTCACACTTACAGAAACTGAATCACCTCAGAATTTACAATTCAATCCAAATCAAAGATTTAGATTTAAAACATTTCAGGAAACTATTAGGGGTCACCTAGTAGATCCAACTCAAAGTATTTTTACACCTTGTGATAAGTTTCCCGCGAATGAAGGCGGGGCATATAATCCTGCTACGGATAAGAACAAAGGCACACAGCCTTTTGCTTTTGAAAGAAGAACAGACGAGTTTCAATTAAATGATGGACAGCAATTATCATATTTGCCATTAAGTTCAAGATGGAATGAAGATTTAGCTTTTGATATTAATAATGTATCTCAGCTTTATCAAAATCTTTTGGATCAGATAATAGCACAAGAAAATAGTGCAGAAGCGAATGTAAATGAGACATTAAGGAAATTTACATTTCCTGCTGATACTACAGCTGGTTCTGCATTTGCGGCAGGCTACATTGATACAGATGGTGTAAGGCGTTCATTACAAGATCTTCTAAATTTGAGTAGAAAATATGACATTATGGCTATACCAGTATTCCCACAACTAGATGATGAGATGAAAAAGTTTGGTGGTAGACCATATATTGCATTTAGTATAGCGTTTGAGCTTGGTGTCAACCCAGATTTTGAAAATAAAGTAATGGGAAAGGCTCAAGTATTTCAAATAGATCACAGAAATTGCCAATATGGTCATTTCATTGGGTATGACCCTTCATTTATAAGAAACCCAGCGGTGTTGGTAAGAAATACAAATTATGGTGATGAGAGACATACCTTAGGAACCACAGAACCATCAGATTATAATTCAGTGTTAATGATGGGTGCTGTTAATCCTTCGGTGGATTTTGATAGTAATCTCTCTCGGTTCACCTTTTCAGGGTTCAATACTCCAATCACTATAGGAAATGGAATACCAACTAATAATCAGTTTAATTTGGAAGCAACAGGTAATCCAGAACAGCAATGTATAGATATAAATGGATTTAAATCATGTGCAAATAATTTAGTTTCTGATCATGGAGATCAGACAGCAATATTGGGACCAGGGGGTGGTGGTAATGGACCATTTCAAAATAATACTTTTTTAACATTGAATGAATTTGTAGCACAGGATTCAACATCAATAAATACTAGTTATTCAGGTCTCTCTATAGAATCAATTGGTTTGTATACAAAAAATGACTCAGGTGCTTTGCAAAAAAAGGCAGAACTAAAAAGTGAAAATATATTTGGTCCTGAGTTTATGAGTGAGGAGGAATTAGCAAATGAATTTTATCAGGTTTACCCAGAAGATATATTAAATAACACGCTATTAGGTAAAATGGGTTATGAGATAGATCAGTTATTGCCTTTTGTAGGTAGTTGTGCAGCAACTTTTAAAGATCCGATTACATTTGAAAGTAATGATTTGAATACTTATTTACTTGCTTATGAAACAAGACCGAAACCTATGATTACTGACGCTTTTGTAGGTGGTGCAGAATACCAGCCAACATCAACTAATAGTCAGGATATGCCTTTGTATGCAAATGGAACGAATGTTGGATTGGAATCGCACCCAGCTGTGGTGCAAGGTAAAATTACTGCTCAGAATTTGCCACAGAAATTAGATTATCCTTATTTATTGATTTATAGTTCAATTATTCAAGGTGGAACAAACACGGAATACTATGGTGGTGTAGATGGTAAATCGCGATTGCCATGTATGAGTTTCGTGACCCGTAACTACAATGCAGGGGATTTCTTTTATGGGCTTGAGTCATCATTTAGCTACACTGCAAATAAAACATTTTTATTAACTGATGTAACAACTGAGATAAGATTGCCAGATGGAACAAGACCAAGATTGCAGCCACATAATTCGGTAATCTATAAGATAACAAAGCCAGATACATCTATGCCAGTAGCACCTCAGCTGGCGCCAGCTCAGCCAATAAAAAAATCTAAACAAGAGATAGAGAATGACAAAAGAAGAAGAGAGAAGGCTGAAACGTCTTAAAAATAGAGAATACAGGCAAAAGTATTATCGTAAGAACAAGGAGCGAATTCAAAAATATCAAAGAGACTATTATCGTTCGCGAAAGGATAGAAGTGGGGAAAGTGTGAGAAAGTATAACACTACATGGAAGGGAGTAAAATCAAATGAAGTGATAATAAAGCGAGGTGAGTTTGTAGTGAGTTTTGAGTGATCAGTTAGATATATCCTTGTTCTTTATTTTTAAACAATAATTCTATAACTGGTTTAATGTTGTTTTCATCAACTACACCCCAATCATTTTCGTATAGGTCAATAATTTTAAATCTTATTCCCCTTTTCCATTCTCGTTCTTTACATATAACACACTTATAAGTATCATTTTCCATAGCATACATGCTATCATGAGCAATCATATCATTATCTGATTTACATAATTCACAAACTAAAGCATTACATTTATTATTTGCACCACAAGGTGACATGAATGTTTCCTTTAAACAAATTAGACAAGTTCCACGACGAGCCATCTTATCTAATTTTTTTTCTTGGAAATGTATTTCAATTTTTAGAGATAAGGATAAAATAGCAGATCTTATTCCACGAACTTGTAAATTTTTTTTCCGCTGTGACGGAAGTCCCAATAATTCGCCCTGTTACACTGATCCAGAGTTTTGGCAATGGTTTTGTAACTGCGACCTAATTCATTTTGGACTTGCAGGTATTGCCCATCAGTCTTGAGTTCCTTTTCCGCGATCTCGCTCCACTCGGCAAGGTGCTGGGTGAACTCGCTCATAACTTCAACAGCCTTTTGTTTGTTTTGACGAACAATTGCCCATGCAAACTTGCGTAGCAACTCGCTGTTTTGAAAGCATCGTTTGGCAAGATCTACCTTGTCAATGTGCGGAATTTTATGTAGCTCATAATGTAGCGTTCTATCAGGGCAAGGCTCAAAAAACTCCGCTGTCCAACAGATGCTGGTATCAGACAGATGCTCGGCGAAAGCCTCTTCAATTTGAACGCTTTGCTTGTTTCTGAGACTATTTCCTAGGCATGTGTTATAATGTTGTAGCATTGAATTGAACATTTTTCCAGCATCATATCTATATCCATCTGCCCCTTGAGAAATGAATGTTTTGTTTTTGGCTAGCTGGTAGGTAACAGACATGATGTTGAGTATGATATATTTTTATCTTGGAAATCTATTTCAATTTTATTTTAAGAGAGAAGGATAAAATAGCAGATTATAAATAGTAGATTTGATTTTTAAGA